TATTAGTCCAGACTTTAATAATGTATTTCCACACGTAGGCCTTCGAGCAGATTCAACTTCTGTTAAAAGATTCCATACAATGCAAGGAGGAACGTATTCAGCAGTGGGTGCTGGTGGAGCAATTACAGGTAGAGGTGCACATTTATTAATTATAGATGACCCTATAAAAGGAAGAGAGGACGCAGAATCAGAAGTTCAAAGAAAAAATTTAATCGAATGGTATAAGTCAGTCGCTTATACTCGATTACAACCTGGTGGAAAAATTATTATAATTCAAACTCGTTGGCACCAAGATGATTTAGCTGGACATATCTTAAATGAAAGTAAAGAAGATTGGAAAATTTTAGATTTACCAGCGATAGATGATAAAGGAAATGCATTATGGCCTGAAGCGTATCCGATAGAAGCTTTAGAAAAAATTAAAAGTACAGTAGGACAACGAGTATGGTCAGCTCTTTATCAACAGCAACCTTCAGGTGATGAAGGATCCATTATTAAAAGAGATTGGTGGAATATATATCCAGAAGATAAAATTCCAACTTTATCATATGTTGTTCAATCTTATGATACTGCTTTTAGTACAAAAGATACAGCTGACTTTTCTGCATGTACAACATGGGGAGTTTATACAGAGAGAGATAAAGAAAATAAACCTTACGCTGCCTGTTTATTATTAGACGCCTGGAAACAAAGATTAGAATATCCCGATTTAAGAAAAAGAGCACAAGATGCTTATGAAAAATGGTACCCTGATCAAGTATTAATAGAAAAAAGAGCTTCAGGCCAGAGTTTAATACAAGATATGAGAAGATCAGGAGTTCCTGTAATTACTTATACTCCTGATAGAGATAAAATATCTAGAACGCACTCGGTAGCTTCAATGTTCGAAGGCGGATTAGTGTTTACTTTGGATAAAGATTGGACTAAAAGCGTCATAGAGGAATCAGCAGCTTTTCCTTATGGAAAATTTGATGATATTCATGATACGTGTGTACAAGCTTTATTGCGTATTCGTGATGGCTTTTTAGTCGCTCATCCTGATGATCCCGAAGATGAAGATTATGAACAGAGGAAACAACGGAAACGCAGCAATAAAAACAAACATTATTACTCTTAATAGGTATAGACCTTTAAAAAAAAAAGTTCCTAGCCCTAAAGAGCTAGAAAAAGCACAAAATGATCAAGTAATTAATGCTTTTCATGATGCATGTATCAAGATAAGTGATAAAATGGATATTAAAGGATATGCTCTAGTAGCATGGGATGAGAAGGGAACTCCCTGTCTATCATGGTCTACTGGCCATAATAAAAACCCTATTAGCGAAATGTTACTTCCGACCTTTACACAATCATGTTTTCAAGGTATACTAAATAAAAAATTAAGTACAACGGAGGACTTAAATGAGTAACCCATTTACTAGACGAGGCACAGAACCTAATTATACTACTGAAAACTTTAGTGTAAAAGATGTTAAAAAAGCTAATGCTAGATTTTATGAAAAAAATCCTGGATGTATTGATGATGCAGCGATGATTAAGAAAGCTATGCAGAATCCAGATGATGAAGTAGTGCAACAACAAACAAGACGTGAAGCAGAAGAAAAAGACTTCATGAAAAAACTAAATATAACTGGAGGAATATACTAATGACTAAAACTCAAGATACTACAAAGACTGCAGTAAAATATAATCCTAGTGGTGCAGCCGCAGGTTTTGGCCCTCAAGAGCATCCACCACATGAAGATGCAGCTGCTGCAAAAACTATTCAGGACAAGACTAAAGGTAACTCTGATTACAATGGTGATAACAAAGCTTTTATATCTAAATTAAAAAGAAGTTAATTATGTCTGACGAAAAAATTAAAGCGGAAGTTAAAAAACTATATCCGGTATCTAATAAAGACCTTGATACTTTAAAAGAACCTTCTCACAAAGGTGAAAACAAAGCTGTTTATGATATAAGAGAAGCTAAATCTAATTCTTATCATGATACTAACATGAAACTTATTAAAGATTTAAAAAGAGATGCATAGATGAAAATGACCGCCGGTGCAGGATCAGGAGAAGGAAGATTACAAAACTCTAGAATGTCAGCACCTAAAAAGATTAAAAAAAAGGTAAAGAAAAATGTCAAGAAAAGAAAACGATGATTTCGTAGCAACGAAAGCTGAAAAGACTTTTGATGATGATGGTAACATTCAAGTTGCTAAAGTAATAAAAATAGATGATAAATTATTACTTAAAAGACTTCAAGATACAGGCGGAAATATAAGAAAATCAAAATTAAATAAAAAAAGAATTTTTGATACAGTTGGAAGAAAAAAGTGGAACGAATATAAAAATAAATAATGGCTCGAATAAAGTTTTTAAACTTTACTCCTCGAGATAAACCTCCAAAACGTCCTAGACGA